GAGCAATCGCGCATAAGGCAGTCCTACCCGAATGGTTGCTGAAGCAGTTGAAACCGGCTGGCGATATGAGCCTCTCCCCAGTCAACGAAGATTCCACGCCGACCTGAGCACGCTCTACAAGGGCTATTCTGGGCCCATCGGTAGCGGCAAATCGTATGCGCTGATCTACGAAGCGCTCTTTCTGGCGGCGATGAATCCCGGGCTGCCCGGGCTGATTGGGGCGCCGACGTACCCGATGTTGCGGGACGCGACCCTGCGGACGGTCTACGAGATTCTGGACTCCGAGGATATCCGTTTCGACTTTGGGGTTACCGAAAGCATCCTGACGCTGCCGGACCCGCCCTTCTATGGCTCCGAGATTCTGTTTCGCAGCCTGGACAACTTCGAACGGTTGCGCGGCACGAACCTGGCATGGTTCGGACTGGATGAACTGACCTACTGCCCGCCGGCCGCCTGGAGCCGGTTACAAGGCAGGTTGCGGCATCCTGCGGCCAACCGGAGATGCGGATTCGCCGCATGGACGCCCAAGGGCTTCGATTGGGTCTACGAGACCTTCATCGCGGATCCGAAGCCGGGCTACAAAGCCACCCTGGCTTCTCCGCGCGAGAACAAGTACGTGGCCGAGACCGGGATGTACGAAGCCCTGCAAGCGGGTTACGACGAACGGCTCTACCGGCAAGAGGTGATGGGCGAGTACCTCTCGCTCAACAGCGGAGCCGCCTACTACGCCTTCGACCGCCGGCAGAACGTCCGCGAATTGGAATACGAACCGCGCAGCCCGCTTTACTGGTCTCTGGATTTCAACATCAACCCCATGTGCTCGATAATCGCTCAGATCGAAGACCAGTCGGATCGCAGCGATGTCCTGATGGGCCGCAGACGCCTGGCGGTGCACGTGATCGACGAATTGTTTCTGCCGGATTCGAATACCCCGGAAGCCTGCGAAGAGTTTGTGGAGCACACGAAGCTCTTTCACCACGGAACTCCTCTCCAGGTCTACGTCTACGGTGACGCCTCGGGTAGTGCGAGACAGCGGGCGGTGGGCGCCGGCGCCAACAGCGATTGGGCGGTGATCCGGCAGTTCTTCGCCAACCGGCGAGAATACCAGGTCAGTTTCAAGTACAAGTCCTCGAATCCATCGGTGCGCGATCGCGTCGCCGCGGTGAATGCCGGGCTCTGTAATTCCCAGCAGCAGCGCCGCGTGTTCGTGGATCCGCGATGCAAGAACCTGGTGCGCGACTTGGAGCGGGTGACGTTCAAGCCGGGTACCGGATCGCTCGATCAGACCTCGGATCCGCAGTTGACGCACGTGTCCGACGCGCTCGGGTATCTGATCGAAAGCGAGATGGGCCTACGGCAGCCGGGCGGGGCGAGGCCGGAACGGCTGATCTAACGGGATCACGGGATAGCACTTTCAAAACACGGTTTCGTGGCGACCGAAAGGCCACGTACAAGGAGCAAAACGATGAACGTCACATTTAGGTTTTTGCAGGGTACCGGAGACGCGCAAGAAATGATGCTGGAGATTTATAACCCAGCGCATGGAGTGGGCGGGAAGCACGAAGAGTCGAAGAAGACGGCCATTCGGATTGCGCAGCCGGCAGAGAGCGACACGATGGAAGACCGGCATTTCATCGAGACGATAGTGCTCATGACGAAGGCGCAGGCGCGGGCAGTGGCGAGCGCCTTGATGGGCGCCGCATCTGAGCTGTAAGAACGCTAGCGGAGCTGAATCTGACAGGGCGGTGTGATGCCGCCCAACACATAACCACACGATAGGGCAGCCAACCACACCCGTTATGACCACGAAAACTCCCCTCGGACCTAACGTGCGCCGCCTGCTTGCAGAGCGAGCCGCCCAAATCCAGGTCGAAGCTGCCAAGGAGAAATACGGCAAGGCCGGCGTGGGCGAGATTGCGGCGTTGTTGGCGTCCGATGGCCCGGCCGGCCTTCAATCGAACGTGAGGCAGGCATTCGAATGGCTGCGGAGCGCGTTAGCGGCACTGCGGCGTTCCCCTGGCGCAGAGCAGTGGGCAGACGACGAAGCGATGGCCGGCGAAATTGTGCGACAGATCAAAGAACGACGGAACTCACTATGAAACTGCCGGCGACGCTCAAGATCAACGGGTTCGAGTGGAAGGTGGTGGAGTCGGACGCTGTGTCCAGAGAGGGCAGCGTCTTCGGGTCTTGTCACTACGCGACCCAGACGATTTACATCGACCCCAACACCACGGACCAGAAGAAAAAACAGTGTCTTCTGCACGAGATCATGCACGCGGTCGCATGGCAGACCGGGCTATCGAAACGATTGAAGGATGACAAGCTCGAAGAAGAAATCGTTACCGCGCTTTCCTTTGGCATGTATCAGGTGCTGGCAGACAACGGGATGCTGACTGGGTTCGACAAAGAACATCCGGCGACGGGACAGCAGCTTCAAAAGCCCCAAAACAGAATCAAAAAGAAATGAACTGCTCGCACGTTTCCCCTCACGTAAAACCAATCGAAGACCGTCTGCACGTGGTCGCAGCCGTATTCAACCCGGACCGTTTCCGTAGCCGCTACATGCACTACCGCTGTTTCGCGGAGCACATGGCGGCGTCGGGCGTTGTCCTCCACACCGTGGAACTGGCCTATGGCAGACGGGCGTTCGAACTGACCGAAGCCGGCAACCCGCTGCATATCCAACTGCGCACCAATCAGGACATGTGGTACAAGGAGAACCTGCAAAATATCGCCGTGCAGCGCATGGGCCCGGAGTGCCAGTACTTGGCCTTCATCGACGCCGATATGCAGATGACGCGGCCGGACTGGCCCTACGAGGCCATCCACCTGATGCAGCGTTATCCGGTAGTGCAGTTGTTCACGAGCTACAGCGCCTTGCAGTCCGGGTTCCGGCACGAAAGCACGATGCCCAGTTTCATGGGAGCCTGGCGGCAGGGCAAGCGCCCCGATGCAGAGGGGACCGGATGGCTGGGCGCCACCGGCGGAGCATGGGCAATGACGCGTTCAGCCTACCAGACGCTGGGCGGCCTACTGGACACCGAGCCCGTGGGCAGCGCCGACTGGCACATGATTTTCGCCCTGTTGGGGCTGACGGATCCGTACCTGCGCAAGCAAATGGTTAGCCCCGGATACTGCCGGGCGCTCGAGCAATGGGCGGCACGCGCCGCGCTGCTGCACGGGCGCATCGGGGTGGTGGACAATCACGCGATCCACTACTATCACGGGCCGATCAACCAGCGCGGCTACAGCACGCGGTGGCAGATTTTGACCAAGTACGCCTTCGATGCGTCAACCGACCTGGTGAAGGATCCGCAGGGCCTCTGGCAGTTCGTGGGCAACAAGCCGGACATGGAAAACGAGATTATCGCGTATCTGGAAGGCCGCGGAGATGATGTGGTCCCGCCGGCAGCCCCTGCGGTCCCGTTTGTGGGGTATGGGGCATAAGCAACCGCGCGGCTGAAGCCAGCGGTTTCTCGCGCAAAGGAGTTTTATGATCTTTTCAGCCTTGATTACCTTCGGTTCCACCGCTATCCAATTGACGGATCCCACCAACGGCGTCACCGACTGGCCGGCACATGCCCTGGCGCGGCGCGTCCTGATCGAGCCCTTGCGCGGCAACGGCGCCGCGGCCTACGTCGGACTCGCCAATGTTTCCAACAATGGAACGGGCGTCAGTATCCAGGAGCTCGCGGCCCCAGTGACCGGCGTGCCGTTGGACCGCTTCAACGATCCGGTGTCCGGCGCATACCTGGTGGATCCCGCGGTCTTCTGGGTCCATGGCACCTCGGGCCAAAAAGTGAAAGTTACGCTCGTTTCAAATTAAGGCTCCCTGAATGCCCCAAGTCCCCGTTGCCAAACTCAACCGCCGCTCCCCTGAGCATGTGCTTTACTCTGAGGCCTGGGAGATGTTCGAGCTTCTCGCCTCCGGGGGAATCCGGCTCAAGCAGGCGGCCGAGCAGTTCCTGGTGAGGGCGCCGAAGGAGCTCGTTGATGTATACGCAGAAAGAATCCGCCGGTTGACCTACCAGAACATCCTGGGCACCGTCTTGGGCTGGTATACCTCGCAGCTCTGGCGCAGGAATCCACAGATCAACATCAAGCCGGATGGCGCCGATCCCTGGTACAAGGAGTTCCTTGGCAATTGCGACCGCGCCGCGAGCTCCTACAGCGATTTTCACCGGGCGACGTTCCGCAACTTGGCGCTCTATGGCCGAGCCTGGATACTGACGGACCGCCCGAAAGCCCTGGCGGAGCCGCAGAGCCGCGCCGATGAACAGCAGATGGGCCTCGACAAGCCCTACGTGGTGCAGTACGCCCCGCAGGACGTGCTGAATTGGGCGACGGACGAAGCCGGCAACCTGGAATGGGTGGTCATCAAAGCCATCGAGGACCAGCGCACGTTTCTCGAAGCATCGGGGACCGTGATCCGCTGGTATTACTTCGACCGGCAGAAATACCAGGTCTACAAGTGGGACGGCACCGAGAAGGCGATCCAGGGCAAGAACCAGGACGGATTCACGGACGGTCAGACCATTCAACTGATCGATTCCAACGGGAAAAACATCCAGCAGGAAAGCGCCTTTGCCGAGTTGGAAGATGAGGGAACGCACGCCCTGGCCGCGGTCAATCGGGTGCCCATCCGCCGTATCGTGTTGCCTGAGGAATTGTGGCTGGGCAATCGCAGCTTCCTGCAATTGGTCGATCACCTGAACCAGGACAATTCGCTGGCCTGGGGCTTGTTCATGGGCAACATCCCCATGCCGATTGTGTTCAGCGACCGCGATCCCGGGCCGATGACCATCTCGCAAGTGGGCTACCTGATGTTCGGCCCGAACGACAAGTTCGAATGGGCGGCGCCGCCGGCGGCCAGTTACGCGCTTTCGCAGGCCCGCCTCGATACCTTGCGCGAGGAAATCTACCGAAGTTTCTACCTTCAGGCGCAGGGACGATCTTCGAGCGCTTCGGCGTCGGGAGCCTCCGGCTATTCGAAAGAGATAGACATGATGCCGGCCAACGAAATTCTCAACGGCTTCGGCGACCGCATCATCAACGTCATGCAGGACGTATTCGCCGACGTGGTAGTCGCCCGCGGGGGAGACGACGAGACAACCACTCTGGACGTTTCTGGTTTCACCTTCACCACGGAGCCGGTGACCGAATCCATTGGGACTGCCCAGGAGATGCTGGATCTTGGCATCTTCGAAGCCAGCAAGACGCTGGAAAAAGCCTGTATGAAGCGAGTGGCGGCGGACTATCTCGAAGACCGCAACGAAGACATCAAGCAAACGATCTTCGACGAAATCGACGCATCGCCTACCACGGCGGAACGCGAGCAGCAAGGGAAGGATCAGCAGGTAGCTCAACAGCAGCAGGCCTTTGCGCAGAGCTTCAACCGGCTGGCCACGCGACAGCAGGCGAAAAATGAAGTGGGGGCAGTGGCGTAAGTTCGCGTTCCGGTTGCCGCGCCCGCATCATTCGGTGCGCGCGATCACGGGCTTCCAGTTAGTGCCGCAATTCAACTGGCATGGCCGGCGCCGCTTCACGGCGTATTGGCTCGGCTGGTGTTGGAGAAATTGGTAAGGGGGACTTCGATGGCGGAAGAAACGGGAGTTCATGCGGAAGCGACGTTCCAGATTTCGGATGTGACCAAGGTGCTGGCGGTACCGGATCTACTGAAGATGTACATGGCACCAGCGGTGGCGGCGATCGCGCAGAAAGTCGAAAACGACTTGCTGGCGCTGCACGGGGGATTCACGGAGAAACTCATATGATGACGGGATTACAGAAGTTGGCGGCAGAGAGGACCTTTGCTCGGGGGACCAGCAAAGCGGCGGTTCGCCGGAGCGCGGAGCGCGGGCGTGGCACGCTGTACCGCGGCAAGCCGGGCGACGTGATCGAAATGGACCGGGAGCGCGTGTACCGGGTTGCTCCGGACGGCAGCTTCCGCGGCACGCTTGCCGCCGTTACCTCCTCGCCTTCAAAGGCGAGCCGCGCGCGTAAGGCTCCGCGGTGTCGGGCACCTTGGATGCGGCACGATTGGCTGGAGGACGTGTGCGCCCGGTGCGGCGCCGCGCGGAACGTGACGACAAAGGCGGCGGCATAAATGACGTGCGCCACCGAACTCGCCGCTTTCCTCGCCGAGCTGGCCGGTGCCAAGCCCAAGGAGTCGGAAATCACCCGGCGGGTCTACGAATGGGCGCTGGAGTTGGACCAAGCCAACGCCAAAGCCTGGAACGGCCTCGGCCGCTGCCATATGGCAGCCAAAGAGTGGACACGCGCGCGTGAGTGCTTCATCCAGGCGGCCAGTCTGGATAGCAAGGACCCCTTGCCGTGTATCAATCTGGCGTTGGCGTGCGACCACCTGAGAGACTTTGCTCAGGCGAACAACTGGTGTGGGCAGGCCCTGATGGCCGACCCGATGTGCGTCTCGGCCTACCTCGAGCTCTATTCGATCTACGAGCAACAGGGCCTGGTGGAAAGCGCCGGCTGGGCTCTCTGCGATGGGCTCCAGATCGAACCCGGCAACCACGATCTGCTCTTCGCCCGCGCCTGCCTGAAGTTGAAACTAGGCGATTATGCGCAGGGGTGGAAGGACTACGAGCACCGGCCCAGCCGCATCAGCCTGGTTGCCCCGATGGATGAATACCCGGAGTGGGATGGCGAGCCGCTCGCTGGCAAGACCATCATGGTGGTCCGGGAGCAGGGGCTCGGCGACGAGATCATGTTCTCGCGCTATTTGCCGCTGCTGCATGACCTGGGCGCCAACGTAATCGTCTACGGCTATCCGGAGTTGGCGCGATTGTTCGCCCGCGCGTTTCCCTGGGCTCGAATTGTGACCTCGGATGCCGAGGCGCATACCGTGCAACTGGATTGCTGGGTGGGCATGAGCAGCTTGCCGCTGAAACTGGGTACGGCTCGGATTCTCGAAACCGCAGGGCCATATCTCGGTCGTGCGGTCACCCGGACATCGAGCTTTCGCGTGGGTCTTTCCTGGAAGGGCAACCCGAAGCACGCGCGCGATGAGTTCCGCTCCATGGCCTTCGAACACCTGAAGCCCCTGCTCGAGGTTCCGGGCGTCGAATTCGTGTCGCTTCAGATGAAGGACACGGAATCGGGCCTGCATAACCTGCGGGACCTTTGCCACGATTGGGCAGACGTAGCCGACGAGATGGCCCATCTGGACCTCGTGATTTCGGTCGATACCGGTATGGCGCACTTGGCGGGCGCGCTGGGCAAGCCGGTGTGGGTGCTGCTTTCGACGTTGAGCGACTGGCGGTGGGGCGCGGAAGGGACGCGGACCCCATGGTATCCCTCCATGCGGCTCTACCGGCAGGAGGAGACAAACGATTGGCAGGCCGTGATCGAGCGGGTGAAGAGGGACTTGTCCGACGCTGTACAGACGCTGCAAACGAACACTGGTGTCGAGCCTATAAGAGCAACTACCATCACCCGCCAGTGCCGCTACGGTCCGATGACGTTCTACCCCACAGACCAATGGCTCGGCCGATCGTTGGACCTTTATGGGGAATGGTCTGAAGGTGAAGCCGGCCTCTTCCGCCGCCTGCTGAAGCCGGGCGATGTGGTCGTGGAAGCCGGAGCCAACATCGGCGCGCATACCGTGGTGCTGGCGCAGATCGTGGCCCCCACCGGTTGCGTCTTCGCGTTTGAGCCACAACTCGGTGTCTTCCAGATATTGTGTGAGAATGCGGGGCGCCCCGGCGTCTATAGTTTCCGCTCCGCTCTCGGTGCCAGTTGCCGCGAGATCCGGATGCAGGGATTCGACGCACGGAACCCCGGCGGGTGCGCCGTTATAGAACAGCCAACCGACCCGTTGAGCCCCACCGACATGCAGAATACGCTCGATTGTTTCCAACTGCAATGTCTGGACTTCCTCAAGGCTGACTGCGAAGGTCACGAGCTGGACGTCCTCAAAGGCGCGGAGCAGACCATCGCGCGCTGCCGGCCGCTCATCTACGTGGAGAACGACCGCGAGGGATCGACGCAAGCCTTGGGCCTCTGGCTCACGGAGCACAATTACCGGCTGTATCAGCACCACATCCCGCTCTATAACCCGAACAATTTTCGTAACAACCCGGTCAACGTATTCGGCGGCATCGTGTCGGCCATGATCCTCGCCGTCCCCACGGAACGGAAGGATCTGCGAACGGACACGCTGGGCGGCAAGGTGGACCGGATCCGCTGGAGAACGAACGTTAACGCTTAAAGCTATCGGGCCTTGGCCTCAGCGCGCGGGGCGCTTGCTCGGCGCCGCCGCTTTAACCGTCGGGCCGAAGACGGCCCGCTGAAGCGGCTCTGGGGGAGCTAAGATTGAACCATGATGAATCGCCGCCAACTTTTTGCCCTGTTGCCTCTCCTGGGAGCGCTGCCTCTCATTGGGAAGCTGAAACCGAAGGGAACCGAATGCTACCCTTATTGGGTGATACCGGAGGGCACCGGATGCCCCCCGTATTGGGCGGAAGTGAAACGCTTAGAATCGGAACTCCGTGCGGACTTCCCGGGTTTCACGGAATGCACCATCACCTCCATCGAAAACAAGCGCATGGGAATGGTGGGGGGTCAGTCCTTCAAATGCGTTTTCTGGAATGCCGCTATGCGAATCGCTGACGGAACGCACCGATTATCGACGGAGGTTGAGGTGCTTGAATTCCGGGCCGATGAGCTAGAGCACGCCGAATGGCTGGCATCGACTTCACGGCGAAGGGCCGCCGTCTGGGTGGGGCGCTCCGCCGCAGCATGAAGCATTTGGCGTAGTGGATGAAAGGGAGAATGGCTAAAAGTATCGCTGGGAGCGGGAATGTCTTTGCTGACATTGGCTTCGCTAATGCTGGCGAAATGCTGGCAAAGTCGGACCTCGTGCGCCACATCAACAAGATCATTGAACAGCGGGGACTTACCCAGGTAGAGGCGGCGAAACTGCTCGGCATCAACCAGCCGAAAGTGAGCGCGCTGAAACGCGGCCGCCTGACCCAGTTTTCTATTGACCGCCTGATGCGCTTCCTGGTCACACTCGGACAAGGCAGTCGATATCAGCGTCCGCCCGACGGGGGTTGAGGCGCTGTCCGGAGAATCATTATGAAAGAACTCACACGACTGACGCCGTCGTTCAAGGGCATGCACAAACTCGCTGAGGGCGTATACTGTCACGACAAAACGAGAACCATACATGTCGTTCTGACTGGCGACTTGCCGTGTCACGAAGCAGTACTCGACGCAATTCAAAACGGCTTACAACAGCAGCTTTCGCATTCATCCGATG